AACATCCAGGGATTCCCCCGTTTTCTTTCGCATATGTTTATTGTTATTTGTGTGTCTGTGTAATATCCGTACCCAAATCCTTGCGTCCAAGCCAGCGTCTGGCGCTTTGTCTTTGCATAGTCAGCGCCGAAGCGCATAAGCATTCCTACAGAATATCCCGTGGCTCCATGTAGTGTCCTTGCTTGCTCAATTCCTGTGCGATGAATATGACCCATCACGCAATTTCCAAATGTCTCCGCATGATCTCTTATGGCAGTGACATTATACATGAAACCGTGGATAAATCGCGTCCCTCCAATTATGGGATGTGACTGCATATCATACGGATATGTGCGAGCCTTTAGTGATTTAGCTGTTTTTTCAATCTCTTGGATAACAAGAGTAGCAGCGTGAGCAGCAAGAGCATTCGGTGAATTGGCAAGCCGGAACAATCTGTCCTCATGGTTTCCATATAGGATATGATTTGGCCGAAGCTCCTGTAAGAAGTCAACACCCGCAGATAGGTCTTCAGCTACCGATGCCGCACGATCCGAAGCGTTAGGGTCATTCATGGCTCCAGAACGAGCCGCTGCTGCGTCAATGAAGTCTCCGAGATGTACAATGGTATTTGGTTTGAAACGCTCCTTAAATCGCAGCACGCTATCCCTTGCCTCCGGGCAAAGGTGATCTCCGTGCGAACAGCTTACTGCCATCCACTTCTTCCATTGTTTATTTATTGATGCCATGTTCTTCTGTGAGTTGAATTTTAGGACACGGAAAGTCATCTTGGCTGAACATTGGCTCGCCATTCTCCTTCAAGTGCGGGAAGTGACGGAGGCAACGATATGCTCGCTCCTTTAGTTCAGACACTTTCTTTGGTCGAGTATCAGCAAATAAAAGATCACGAAGAAACTTTTGTGTTTTAACTAACGAATTATACTGCTCGTATTTAAGACTCATGTAGTAGTTCTTTTGGAAATTTATCAAGCAAATCAATCAATGCTTCCTCGCCAGCAATGATGGCATCCTCATTAAGTTGTGGGAATACAGCGTGAAGGACTTCGTGGATAGCAGTTCCGAGAACCATGTCTGGATTAGGTGTTACGAATATCTTTCTTTCTTCAGCGACACAAAGGCCAATGTCATCTTCCTCAATTCCGATGTAGTCATCCGGCGTTGGTTTCTTGAAAAGAATCTTCCACTTTGCTTCATCAACCTTAATAGTGATTCGCTTCATGTAGGAAAGATATTAACAATAAATGTGAATAAGTCAAAAAGATTTTTTACCACTTCACTTTATCGGCCCAATATGCCGCAGACATCTTACCTTTAGCAATGTTCTTTGCGTGGCGAGCTTTAAATGATGCCCTGCGTTTGCGGTCAGATTCAGACTCGCCTTCTCGTTTAGGAGAGCCGGATACACCTTGCTGCCCAAAACGAATCGTCTTAACTTTTGATCCTTCTTTTGCAAGGACTACATGAGACTTCGTTGCGCCTGGCGTGCGTTTAGGTTTGTTCACGCCAGACACACCCAATCGTTTCATTGCTGACTTAATTGCATCGCTCATATTATTTTTTCTTTTTAGGGACAGAAAAATATCTATCTCCAAACTTCTTTATCTCAAAACCACGCTCCCCCTCCGCTTCAACTGCCATTTGATGTGTTGGATGCGCTGCCCCTTTAAGAAGCATATACGCCTCTCCTTTAGGCAAGCCCTCCTTTTCATACTTGGCATACATCTCTGGAGTTACCGGAGCAACAGAACCCATGTGTCCCTTATTATACCCCATTGGCTCTGTTCGTATACCAGCCTTCTCCGCGCTTTCGTAATCGTAATCAAATCCTTCTGGATCAAACCCAGTCAAAAGAACATTGCGTCTATGCTTCCTTACTTCTGGAGAATATTGAACTTCATCAAGCAATGGTGATTCGGAGCCTCCGTAAATCATTTCCATTGCCCTATCCTTCCAGTTTTTTTTATCGCTCATTTGTAAATGCCTCCCTAATGATTTGTTTCACATGAGCAATCTGCCTCGCCTTGAGGCACTGCCGAAGAATTTCTTTTAGCTTTAGGTTTTCTTTCTGGAGATAAAGAACATCTCCGCCTTGATTATTTTTCTGTTCGCTCATAATTGTTAAACAATAAACTGCTTACTAAACTTCAGTGCATTATCCCATCTGTTCTGAAGACCAGTCCAAAATTGCTTTCTTGCTCCAACTGGAGGGGCGATACGGAGTTCGTATGTCTCTCTGGCTTTACGCAGTTTATCCAATAGTTCAGTAGGTGTATGCTTACCCATAGCCGCCTCTGTAATTGGCCCCCACTTGCCATCGTCTGGAACTCCAAGAGCAATCTGCAAAATACGCAATGCACCTTTCGGCCCTCGATTAAATGCGGTATCACGAAGGAATGCTTCAACAGCAGGGTTACGAGTCCAGTTGGTAACGACATTCGTGTAGTCCAATAGGTATGCTTTGATGTATTCTTCAGCCTCCCATTGCTTTCCTTCCTCAATCAATTGCTTGAGCTTCTTTGCGGCTTCTGGATGATAGCGATCATTAATTCCAGCAACCTCATACGATCCTCCCCCATCAGCGGCAGGTAGGTTATATACCTTGAGGTTTCCTTGCTTGTCTCTGCGGGCTTCTGAATCCAAGATGAACCCAGCCATGTCAATCCTGCGAGGCATAATCAGAAGTCAGCTGAACCCTTGATCTCTCCTTTGAGCGGGAACAAAGCAATGCTACACTTGAGGCTATCAATAAGCCGGACAAGAAATGGGCGCTGATCAACAAACTCCGTAAACCGAATTGGGTTTTCATACCATACATTGGATGGATACATTTGCCCATACGAGCAAGTAACCATCATTAGAAACAATCCGAATATCTTATTTCGCACAGGAGACGCTTTACGGACTTCTGCGTGTGGATTAAACATACCACCAGGCTTTGTCCTACGAATCGTTTTACGAGCCTTTACGCGCCCATAAACGGCAAGCCCTGCGCCAGCTGCTTCCATCACAATAGTAACAATATCCGTCAACTCCTCGTTAACAATATCAACATGGAGCCATTTTAATACTTGAGCCAGTAGCATTACAACAATGCCAATGATTGTCCGGCTCTGCCACCATGCTTTCTCTTCGTTCATTTACTAATTTTAGCAAGAGCCAACTCAATTGCAAGATTGATTGCCCTCGATGACGCATCAACACCTTCTTTAAGTGCGGCTTTTTTAATTTGATCAACTGCAATCTTGCGTTTCTCATCTCCGCTTGAAGACGAATCCCTCAAAGATGACACAACTTCAACAGCAATAGGTAGCAATGCTTTAAGAATATTTGCAGTGCTATCTTTCAAGATTGGTATAATAAATTCCAATAAAGATTTAGATGCTCCGGTAAGTAGTGATAGTGTTTTTAGTAGTAGTGTTTTCATTTTGGTTTATTCCAGTTTCTAATAATTACAGCGAGAGATGCAATACCAACAACAATACCAATACAAAGAGAACTAATCCGTAGCCATGTCTCAATTTCTGGAAGCAATGAAATCCCAACAGATGTGGCGGTTGCAAGCACTCCAGTTGCCCCTGCGTTAAATGAGTTGGTATCCATTATTCTTCTTGTTCCTTGTATTTAATTTTTGAAAAGTCTGCTTCGCTTCGTTTCACCGCATATGTTCCTTCTGGCAAAGGCCAAGTTGTTGTATTGCCATCCCAACGGATTCCCATTTCGATCTCGTTCGTTTCTGAATTAATAATAAACCAATCGTCAATTTCCATATTTAAAAGTATGTTGTGATTATCATGACTCCGGGCGCACCATTGCCGCCATTACTTCTTTCACCAGAACCAATAGTCGAGCCGCCTCCACCACCACCAGAACCATAGCCAGTTCCATTTGCTCCATTGCCTCCAGAACCAGTAGCGAACGAGCAAGCTCCTCCACCACCGCCACCAGACCCGTTGATTACAAGCGAAGACAATTCTCTTGGGGTTGATGGAGTTGCGGAAACACCATTTGCAGTTGCGCTTGCTGCACCACCACCGCTTGAAAGCTGAACAAGAGCATTATTCCCTCCAGATCCACCATTAAATACACCAGTTAGTGATCCAACAACTGCTGCCGCCGTTAGTCCTCCACCAGCACCTCCGCTTGATGGTGCAAAGTTTTGACCACTTCCAGCTCCAGCAGTTCCTGTTATATTTGCTATTCCTCCATTGTTTCCTGCTGGTGCGCCAGCACTTCCTGTTAATGGTTGTGCAGTTCCACCATTTCCTGCAAGTGTTCCTCCAGCATTTGTTCCTGCTAATTGAAAACCAGTTGCTCCCGGAGTTAAAAATCGAGTAAATGTTCCGAGCGTAGCATTAGTCAAAGTTGCTCCAATTCCACCAGTCCCGCCGATTCCAACTGTTACTGTGTAAGTTGCGTCTGTAAGTTGAGATGCGTCAATTAAAACTCGACTATATCCTCCTGCGCCTCCACCAGCACCACCATACAAAGCAGTTCCTGCTGCGCCTTTGCCACCATATCCACCGCCACCGCCACCAGCAACGCATTCGATTACAACTTGCTTTGCTCCTGCTGGTTTTGTCCAAGTAGTAGAACCAGTATAAATATCAATTTGTGGAGATAATGTAATTCCAGTCGCGCCTGTTGAACCTTGTCCTCCCGCGACTCCCGTTGCGCCAGTTGCACCAACACCCGTCGCACCTGTGTTTCCTTGAATTCCAGTAGCACCTGTAAGTCCAGTAGCACCTGTATCTCCGTTGATTCCCGAGACTCCAGTTGCTCCAGTTGCGCCAAAACCTGTAGCTCCCGTGCTACCTTGATTGCCTGTAGCCCCAGTTGCGCCTCCGGGTGATCCAGCTGGGCCAGTTGCGCCTGTTGCACCTATGCCAGTTGCTCCAGTAGCTCCAACAGCCGATGCATTTGCAATTGAGTCCCAGGCAAATCCATTCCATTGCCAAGTTTTACCTCCAGCGGAAAATGGTTCTCCTACATATGTTGGGGTTGGAAATGTAATAGGCATAATTTGTATTTAATTTTAATTTATTTAATGCGGTTGATTATTTTAGTCAATTATTATTTTATTCAGTTATTTCTTTCCATTGACGCTCAACTTGATTATCAAACCAAACAACAATAGGTTCCCATTCGCCTTCTTCTGGCTTATCAATCTTTACCAATGGAAGAATAGCAGGATCAATCCAATCATCTGGTCTTGGATAGGGAGCAAGAGTATCAATCCTTGGGTTTCCCTCTTCGTCAAGAACAATGCTGATTAGTTCTTTAGTTCCGTCTTGAAATATAACTCCAAATGTTTTCATAATTATGTTCCGTAAGCAATTTCAGTTCCCTCAACAAGAGCAATCCATCTCCATGTTTCTCCAGTTTTTCCTGTAACTGTGATTTTAAGGCAGTCTAATGTGTCGTCTGCCGATATTGCCCAACCAACTCCATCTGCTCTTGTATAAGTAGCTATAGAAAATGCTGAAAATAAAGTAGTTGTTGCTGAAACATTTTTAATTCCTCCATACCAATCTGTGTTTGATCCTGAGCCAGCTTGTAAATTATGCCCAACTTGATCTGTTCCATCAGACTTAATTCCAGTAATTTTTACTGCACAATTCATTATCTTACCAGCAGGGATAGTTAGCCTTTGCGTTGCAGAGATACCATCCAAGAAAAGTTCAGTTGGAGTATTATTTGTTGTTTTATTTGATAGATTAAATCTTACATATTGGCAGTCGCCTGTTGCTGCAAATCTACTACTTGCGAATGCAGTCATTCCACGCCTATCTGCTTGCGCTACAGTTCCTCCATTTATTGCAGAATAAGCGCCAGATGCTACATTGCTTGCTCCTCCAGATATTACTGAAGCGAATCCAGATGCCAAATTTGCTGTTCCTCCAGATATTACTGGATAAAAAGCACTTGTTGCAGAATTTGCTTCTCCTCCAGATATTACTGAATAGCCTGCACTTGAGTTTGCTGTATTATTGTATCCTCCAGATATAACTGAATAAATAGATGTAACAATATTGGAATTACCTCCTCCTATAACACAAAAATTTCCTTGAGCAACTTTTGATGTAAATTCTCTTGTAATTTGCAAGTCTACAGCATATTGACCTCTTGCCGCTCCACCAAGAGCTGTACCATCTGGTTTAGGCCCAAGAATAAATGCGCCAGTTCCTTCTGGTGTTAAAACTAATGAAGAGTTTGTTTGTCCTTGATGGTCAACTCTAATCGCAACATTGTTTTGAGTTGTTGTAGTGGCATCATCAATCAGAATATCGGAGTTCTGAAGCAATGTTCCGCTTGTTCCATCTGCGCGGAGAACTGCATTGTCAATCGTTCCGGGTGTAATTGATCCGCCAGCACCAGCAGGGCCAGTTGCACCTGTAAGTCCTGTAGCACCTTGGATACCAGTAGCTCCTTGTTCTCCAATTCCTGTAGCACCTGTGCTACCATCATTTCCTGCAACTCCTGTTGCACCTGTTGCACCCTCAATCCCCGTTGCACCTTGCGTTCCAGTCGCGCCAGTAGCTCCGCTTGCGCCTACACCTGTAGCACCTGTGGCTCCAGTATCACCTTGAATGCCTGTTGCACCAGTGCTGCCAGTATCACCTTGAATGCCTGTTGCACCAGTGCTGCCAGTCGCTCCAAGTTGCCCATACATGACTTGAGTTGCAGTCAAGATGATAGACGGAATTGCAGGAGCAGGAGCAAGTGCGCCGAAATATTCCAATGAAATATTTGTATTTGTAGTCTGCCAGAACAATTCCAAATATTCTCCAGCGAGAACCTTCAGAACATAGTTTACAGTTCCAATCGCTCGTCCATTTGTCCCGCCATGCTGTTCTACAATTGACCAACGAGAATCGGTATCGTCAACATTGACTCCATTTTTTCTTAACCAAATATTTGCATCGTGAATTTGGTTACTTGCATTCGACCATTGAACGCTGAAAGTAATTGAATAAACTCCCGTGTATTGAAAGTTGAGTCTGCTACTATTTGAAATTGAAACTCCAATACCATCTGGATCAGTATTGTTGTATGTGATTGCATATGCCGTGTTAATTGCAGCAGCAGTTTGATTTTGAGTTGACCAGAATGATCCCCAATATCCAGAGGCTCCACCAGCACCTGTCAAACCTGTAGCACCTTGCGGGCCTGTAGCTCCAGTAGCACCGCTTTCGCCTACACCTGTAGCACCTGTGGCTCCGTCAGTTCCAGCAACGCCAGTAGCACCCGTAGAACCTTGTGAGCCAGTAAGACCTGTGGCTCCAGTAGCACCAGCATCACCTTGGAGTCCAGTTGCACCAGTCGCGCCATCATTTCCGCTTACTCCAGTAGCTCCAGTAGAGCCTTGATCCCCAGTTAATCCAATAGCACCAGTTGCGCCAACATCACCTTGAACGCCTGTTGCTCCAGTCGCTCCAGCAATACCAGTCGCTCCAGTTTCTCCTTGTATTCCAGTAGCTCCAATATCTCCAGTCAAACCAGTTGCGCCTACGTCTCCCGTTAAACCTGTAGCTCCTACTTCGCCTTGTATTCCAGTTGCGCCCGTCAAGCCCGTTGAACCATCCAAACCAGTTGCGCCTGTAGAACCTGCGTCGCCAGCTAATCCTGTTGCACCAACATCGCCAGCAAGTCCAGTTGCACCAGTCGCGCCAGCCGATCCAGTTGCTCCAACCTCGCCACTCATACCTGTCGCACCCGTGGCTCCCAAACCAGTAGCCCCTTGTATTCCAGTTGCTCCTATTGTTGGAGCATTAACTTCAACCCATGTATTGTCATACCATTGATACTCAATCAATGTATCTGTATCAACCCACCTTTGACCTTCTACAGGAGAAAGCGGAGGAACAGGATTAGTATCGTCGTAAATTGTATTGATGCCACTTGCGCCTTGCAAACCAGTGGCTCCGTCAGCACCAGTAGCCCCTATTAAACCTGTCGCGCCAATGTCGCCTGTTAAACCAGTTGAGCCAGTCAATCCAGTTGCTCCCTCAATACCAGTCGCTCCAGAGCTTCCATCGATACCAGTTGCGCCAGTTTCACCAATACCAGTAGCACCTTGCAAACCAGTAGCTCCGACATCACCTTGTAAACCAGTAGCGCCTTCCAAACCAGTAGCTCCTTCCAAACCAGTCGCGCCACCATCAGCAACTGGTGTCCATGAAGCATTTATTGAACCCGGAGTTGGAGGATAGCCGGGGTTTAATGGATTTCCAGTTCTGTAATAATAACCACCAAGATAAGTTACTGCCGCACCCAAATTATAAGAAGCACCATTGTCATATATTGTTGCTGGCAATGTCCAAGGAGTTGGACCTTGGATTCCGGTAGAGCCAGTAGCGCCCTCAAGCCCAGTTGCACCGATGTCACCCGTAGCTCCAACTTCCCCAGCAAGTCCCGTAGCACCAATTTCTCCAGTAATACCAGTTGCTCCTACATCACCCATCAATCCTGTTGCGCCGACATCTCCGGTTACACCAGTAGCTCCTACATCACCTTGGATACCAGTTGCTCCAATGTCTCCAGCCAGTCCAGTTGCTCCCGTTGCTCCATCAATACCAGCCGTTCCAGTTG